TAAACAGTGTAACGGTTGTTCAAGTTACCTGATTTTTGGATACCAAATGCGTAAGATGCTTTAGTTACATCACCATCAGAAGTTGAAGCAAATCCTGGGATTGATTCAAGGATAGTTGCAACTGATGGAGAACATACCATAAAGTTAGCACCACCACGTAAAGTCTTTTGGTGAATTTTGTTAGATACTTTTTGGAATTTAGTACCTAATGTTTGGAACCATTGACCTTGTGTGTTGTAGAATCCTAAAGTGTCAAATCCTGTTTTAGCAGCATTTAATGAACGGTTATTTACAGCTGACCAATACTCATCTGCAGCAGAAGCATCTTGGATCAACATATCTAAGTTTTCTAAATCGATCTCAAGAGCGATATACTCAGACATGATTGAAGTTAATTCAGCTTCAGCATCCAATGATTGGTATGCGTTCAAATCTTGAGCGAATTCTGGTGTCCATTGTGCTTTTAATTTTCTTGTTTTAGCAACAATAGCTTCAGATTTCATCTGGATATTGATTTGTGGAATAGCTAATTGATCAGCAGAAGTAGATTCAGCATTTGGATAACCAGCACCGCTATTATCTTCGAAATCACCTCTATAGTTATCAGCTGGTTGTTGGTTGTAGTAAACTACGTTTGTAGCAACACCATCAACTGGGATATCAGTAGTAGCTACTGAACCAGTGAATATGAAGTAAGTATAAGTACCATCGTTTCTAGTATATTGTGGTAACATTTTAGAAACAGTACCAGTTGTTAAAACTGAACCTGAAGATAATACAAATGCACGAACACCTTTTTTATCTGGGCGAGTTAAAGCAGCATCAGCTACACGAACTTCAGTAAATTGTCCTGCAGCAACTGAAGCAGATAATTCAGCAGCATATTGTACATCAGCCCAAGAAGCTGTTGTTACTGTTAAGTTAGCATCAGAAATAGATGCTGAGAATTGGTTGATTGAATAAGCAAATCTACCAGCACCATATAAACCGTTAGAAGCATCAGCATTAGCTCCTGGGTTAGTGTTACCATACATAGATGAAGTAGCACCATAAACATCCCCACCAGGACCAAATGGGCCAGTTGGAGCTGCTTTAGATGAAGCACCATATTGGAAATCTAGGAAAAATACAAGACCTGAAGGTAGGTTCATTGGTTGTACTGACATGAATTCTTTAGTTGATAAAGAACCAAATACTTTACGTACCAATGGAAGAGCTACACCAGCCCATTGCTCACCTTGTCCTACGTTAAATGAAGCACCACCTAAGTTTGTTGAAGATTGCTCAACAACTAATTGTTTTGCTTGGTTTTCAAGGATCATAGCCATGTTGTTTTTATCAACTTCGCTTCCTAGTCCTTCTAATAGGCCTGTTTTAGACCATTTTGATGCCATTCTAGCAGCATCACTCTGCATGTTTTTCCAACCTGATGCAGAGCTTTCTAATAATGAATTAATACTTGACATTTTGTTTTGTTTTTTGTTTTTAAATTAGTTAATTAAATTAATCCAGCCAATTTCTGCATTCTTTTAAATACATCGTTTGACTCTACGATTGGTTGTTTTGTAGTTGGAGTATTAGTTACTTTTGAAGCTCTACCTAAGTTTTCTTTAATTGTAGTTTTCGATGTTTTAATTCCCTCGTTTAAAGTTTCGAATACAATTTTTACTTCACTTACGTTTTTAGCTTTGTCAAATGAACTTAATACTTTCACTTTTTGACTTTCGTTTAAGTTTTTAGCTTTGAAGATTTTATTTGAATAAAGCAATTTAGCGTTTAATAAATTGATTTCATTCAATTCAGCTTTCAAAGTTTCGATTGTGGAAAGAGCTTCAGCTAATTCTTCTTCCATTTGAGTTGAATCACCTTTAGTTGCTTTTTTAATATCTTTTTCAATTTTTTCACTTTGAGAAACCATTTTTTCTATAGGAATATTTTTTTCCTTTGCTATATTTTGTAAAACAGTTAACATAAAATTCTTAGGATTACTGGGTTCCCCTGCTTCATCAAGGCTATCATCAAGGCTAAGACCTAGTTTATCTTGAATAAAATCTAAATTATCTAGGACTTTTTGTTTTAGGGCAGGATCCTTTTTCATATCTGCTTGTATAATCGCCCATTTTTCATCCAATGTTCCTGTTTGTTGAGATCTTACTAAATCCATTATTATTTTTTCTAACTGTTCTTTTTTTACAGCTCCTTTAGTAAAATAATAAGCAGTACTTAATGCAAATAAACCCGCTGAAAAGCCTGCTGCGGCCCATTGTACTACTGTTGATGGATTAAAATCTTCATTAGTAGCATTTTTATTTTCTTCCATGTCTTCAATTTCTTTTAATAATTCTGCTAAATCTACTTCTTCTTCATCTTCATCAGACATTTCCATTTCTTCACCTTCTTCAGCTTCGAATTCAGGTCCTGCTTCCAATTCTTTATCTGCAATCATTTGCGCGATAACGTCTTCAATCATTGACTTAATTTCATCGTCTGAAAGGTCTTCCATTTCAGTGTCTTCTGTTTCTTCTTCCTCTTCCTCTTCTTCACCTTCTTCGGCTTCGTTAAGGTTTTCTTCCATCTCTTCTTCTTCGTTTAGCTCTGCTAAAAGTTCCTCTAAATCAACTTCGTACATATTTTCGCCTTCGCCTTCTTCCATTTCTTCTTCATATAATGAAGAATCATCTTCGATATTTCCATGACCTTTTACATTGATCATAGGGCCAAATCCGGCTTCATCTAACTCTTCTTCTTCTTTTTCCATTTCTTGAAGTTTTGCAGACAAAATAGATTTAAGTTGAGGTGTAAAGGTTTCTTCTAGAGCTGCTTTTGCGTTTGCTATAGCCATTTCTTTTACAGCTTTAGCTTCAGCGATTGCTTCTTTAAGCATTTCTCTGTTTGTTGCCATTTTTCCTAAATTTATTTTTTGTTGGGAAAGTACGTTTATTAAAAAAACGTAATAGAATTCATTTTATTGATACCACATATATTGAGGGTGGTGGTATATTCTGTTATATGTATGTATGGAGTTTATTAAAGTCGCAAAAGACAAAAAAAGCCCTCAAATGAGAGCAATTTCTGTACCGGTTTGCATATTTTAAAATATTGGGCATGTGCCTTTAGCACATAGAATTTCTGTTAAGATTGAATTTGTACGAGCATATTCATCTAAATATGTTGAACGTGATTCATTTAATTGACCATTTTTCATCCATGAATCTGGGTTGGAAGGGTTAGATACTAGATCCCATGTAAGGAGTTCAAAATCGTCTTGGACTTCCATTACCTCGCCCATTTGTTTTAAAGAACCCATACCGCGAGAGGAAATACCAATTGTTAAACCATTGTTAACTAAAGCACCTGCTATACGTCCAGATAATGTACCTTTTTCTCCTTGATCTGAAAATATTTCAACAGTTCCCCATATCTCATCTCCATCCCACCATACTTTTCTAATAGCATGAGATGCATTTTTTAGATTGATTACTTGAGAGTCTGGGTGATCTAATTCACCACATGTTTCGGTTGTTTTCTGGTTGATTTTGCGTTGAAAATTGTCGATTTCGCGTTCCCACAACTCACGTTTGTAATATCTTCCATTACCGTTTTTTACTTCAACGGTTGCTAAAACACCTTCAACAAATACGTTTCCGCCGTTTCGCATTCCCTCAACTAAACGAACTGGTTTAGGAGAGAATTGTCTAGTTTCTATTAAGAGTTGTTTGTTCATGTTTTTAGTAATTTTCATCATATGACATTTCATCATTTATCATATCATTTAATGATATTTCTTCTATGTCATTTTCAGTTTCATCAATTACTTCTTTTTTCTTTCCTTTGGTTTTACCAATCATTTTTTCAACTTTAGCCTTAGCTTGCTCTAGTTTTTTGATATCTTTTTCAAGTTCTTTAACTTTTTTCTTATCAGTTAAAGCTTTCATATCTTCATCCTCGTCAAGTTTACCAAGTTGAGATTTACGTTTGTCAATCAAAACATCAATTTTATCTAGTTTGGATTGTAAAACTTCATGTTCTGCTTCTTTGTTGATATCTGCTAAATCTTTTTCTACACTTTCTTTAAGTGATTGAAGTTCTTTAAGATTTAAATCTTCCCCTTCAAACATTGGTGGTGGGATAATAGCGACACCTCCTTTAGCGTTTGGTTTAAGATCTTCTAATTGTTTTTTAAATTTCATTAAAGCTCCAACATTTATAGGTCTTCCTCTTCTTACTTCTCCTGATTCAGCTTGGGCTATTTTAGCATCGATTTCTTCAATTTTTTTCTCTATCCATTTTATAAGTTCTTCTACTTCATACCTATTGTCTTTAAATTTAATTTCATGATATAAAACGTCTTTTCCAAGTACAGGATAAACAGTTGTTTTTGAATCAGCAAATTTCTTAAATAAAGCTCTAATCATCGGCCAATATCTATCTGATATTTCATTTGTAATGATTTTAAGACGATTTCTATTGTCAGCGATTTGTTTTTCTCTAGTACCTCTACCTTTTTCCATTCCTTCTAGGGTTACATAAAGTAAATCTGAGATAAAAATGGTGTAGTCAGGGGTAATTCGGATATGAGGGATTTTTAATGATTCATCATATGAAGGTGCATTAGGTCCGGGATTTAAGAGATTAAATGCTTTTCTAACTTCAGGGGTTAAAATGTAGTAAGTTGGGATTTTTTGTTCTCCTTTTTCAAGATTAGCAGTATTGATAGTTGGGATACCATAATTTCCTCCTCCTCTTACTTCTTCCAATTCAGCATCAATCATTTCACGGATTGCTTTACGAAGTTTTTCTTCTTCTAAAGAACCATATGTTTTAAATTGAGCTTTATTTGCTCTAATTGTTTTACCTTGTTCAGTTTTTAATACTAGGTTACCAACTTCGTCTTTTTTCTCTACTGTTACTGTAGTACCTTTATATTTTACTTTATCACCTACGTTAAGTTCTTTAGATTCATTTAAATTGCCGTAACCAGAAGATTTATATTTTCCAGTAGCCTCTTTTGGGGTACCTAATCCTGGGTGTTCAGTTACATAGCCTAAATCTTTAACTCCAAATTGGCCATCTTTTGTATAATGAATTGGATCTTTTGCTAAGTTTTTAAATACGATGTCTTTTAATTCTTGCATCGTTTTATCAGCATTTTTAGGATCTTTCATTTCAGCATAATAACCCATCATAATTTGATCAAATATCAAATTGTCAGGATTTTTATCATCTGTTTTGTCATATTGTTTTTCAAGATCTTTTTCTACAGGTTTAGATACTTTTTTCTCTTCAGCTTTTACTTTTTCGTCTTCGTCTTTTTTCTTTTTAGCAGCTTCAGCTAAGAAATTTTCAAATGCTGTTTCATATGATTCTTTTTTCTTAGGTTCATATCCAGCAACCATACTTAAACCAACTATATTTTCTGATATAATGCTTTTTGTTTTAAGAGATGCAGCTGCTTCTTCAAATGTAGCAGAATTTGGTACTATATGAGGGAAGTCACGTTTAGCTTCTGCTAAGAAAACGCCTTTATGGCCTTTACCTTCTTTAATTAATAGATACTGATCTTGTAAGGTTTTTTTCATTGTTTTTGTTTTAATAAATCTAGTGCTTTATTTAAATATGCTAGAACCATTGTTGAAGGTTTATATATGTCGTATGAACCTGGGTTAGCGGCATAAAATTCAACAGTTTCATTTTTTGCATTTGATACAAGTGGGGATATTTCTCTTAAAATATTTTCAATTTGAGTGAATTCGTTAAGTCTCTCATTTTGGAATTTTTTAGTCATAGGTAATTCTTCACCTTCTTCCCACAATTTTTTCTTATCGTAAGATTTTGGTTTAATATTTGGAACTGGTTTAAATCCCAATTTATAGTAATAAATATTTTTAGTTCCTTTAGAGTTAGTTTTAGAAGCAAAAGCAGCAGGTGTAGCATAATTTTCACCAGTTCCAGGAGAAAAAGAAGCACCACCTTGTCCAGTTGCGGACATTTCTTTTAACTTAGCTCTAATTATTTCTTTTAGCTTATCCATTTACAGTTTCCAATTCATTAATTAAATCGTAATATTGTAATAAATCGATTAAATTATCATCTGTTACTTTAGAGGTTTTTGTTGGGGGTTGTAAAATAGAGATGATTTCGTTAATTTTTATTTTGGTAACCTGATTTTTAGTTTTTTTATTTAAAGTAACTAATTCACTTTTGATCTCATTTATTTTATTTGAATAAAATTCTTTTAAACGAGGTGTATTGTCTACTGAATTAATATATTCTTTTAGGACTGATTTTTGGTTGGTGTTTAATGTATCATATTTGTTATTAAATTTCTCCATTAATATTTTATATGTAAGGAATTTAATATCTTTATCTGATTTGTTGAACTCTTCAATAACTTCATCTTTAACAAAGTTAGCTTTAATAGAAGCAGCTGTTAAATGCTCTAAAATTGTAACCTTATTTGTTATAGTTTGCTCAGGGTTAGTAGGTTGGGTTGAGTGGGTGATTTCTAACAATGTATAGAATGCAGCGTATGCTTTGTAGTTAGGTAATTTATGATTAAAGAATGTATTTAAATCATAATGTTTTTGAATCTCATTAATTAAATTATATTTTTGTCTTTTAATAACACCTCTATTTAATGTTTTTGAAGACTCAACCAAAGTATTAATTACTATATTTGCTTTAGCCTCTGTTAAAGTAGTTTTCTTTAACAAGGTTTCATATAATTTATACTCACGCCCTAACTCTGTTTTTACAAAGTATTTCTTAAGTAAATCTTTTACCGGTGAATCTTTACCCTCTAATGTATCGGTAGTAATTTGTCGAACCAAAAGTTCAAAAAGGATTCCCGTATTCTTATACTTTGAATGTTTGACTTGCATTCTGTTATATTTGTTTATTTATAAATATATGAAAATTTGTTACTCGCGTATTTGTGACTCATCTAACAATGAATTCCCTCTAATATCAGATTCAAAAATCATCTGTTTCTTTTGATTTTTAATATCGTTGAACATTTTTGAATTTTTATTTCGTTGGGTTTTAGTTTCAAGTGCTAATGGAGACCCACCTTTATATTGGGGTCTGATTGAATCTGATTCATCATTGTCTTTTTTAAGGCCTATGGCTCCTATTCTGTCTTTACCAAATGCATTATCTTGTGTATTTTTATTTGTAACATTTTCTTTTGGTCTACCTAATGGTTCTTTTTCATCATATCCTTCAGGTACATCACCTTCGTATCTACCTCTTCCATATAGAGAAGCTAAATCATGTGGTGTACCATAAGATTTACCTGTTTCAAGTGGATCATTTCCTTCATTCTCAACTTGGGTTACACGGAATTTACGTTTAGCATCTTGGAGAATCAAGTCTCTATACTCATCATATTGATCTTCACTTAAATGGAATAGATTTTCATATATCCAATCAGTAGGCATTATTTTATTTTCGATCATTGTAACAGCTAAGTCTGTTTTTTCTTTCATTAATGCTACTCTTTCTTGATCGTATATGATTGAAGGTGTAGTTAATGATAGATCAAAATTTGTTAAACTCTCGTCAGTATAACCTTGAGAATATAAGTGAACCAATGCTATTTTAGTTAATTCTGAAACTACTATACGTTGGATGCGTTCAATTGTGCGGGCAAACCTAATATCTTCGGCTGCTAATGTTGCTTTACCTGTTAAGTCTTTTTCATAACCCATAAATGCTTTTGGAACTTTAAGAGCAGCAAATAATTTGTCTCTTAAATATTCTACGTCGGTAATACCATCGTACTGTAAACCACCTAAAGTGTCAATTTTAGTTGCTTGATCATTACCACGTACAGGAATATAAAAATCTTCAAGTAAGTTTTGCATGTTGTACTTCAAGTTATAATCACCTGTTTGTTGATCAATATATGGAGTACGTTTCATTTTGGAAATTGTTTTCTGCATAAAATTTTCTACTTCAGCAGGTGCAATATTTCCAACATTAATTGAGAATATACGTTTTTCTGGCGCACGAACAATTCTATGAATTAACATCGCGTCTTCCATCATTGTATATTGTTTAAACAATTTACGACCTGGTTCCAGATACGATCTACCATATGGTAAAAAGTTAGTGTCAGTTAATAAACGAAAATGGGCCATTTCGTAATTGTCAAAATATATAGTATTTCCTTGAGCAGCAGAGTTTGGAACATTATAGTAACCATAGTCTGATGGAGATGAAATACCATCTGGGTCAAATCGGAATCTGATATCGTTGGGGTGGTCTCTATCATATCCGTCTTGTCTTTCAATATGGAATGCATTGTATGGAATTACATTATACACACCAAATTTTTCTGAGATTTCTAATTTTAAAAAGAAATCACCATATTTCAGCATGTTTCTAATCCAAGGCCACAAGTTAAATTCTACGTTTAGTACATCGTAAAATAAATTGTATAATATACGTTGAATATCTTCGTCTGAGCTTCTAATTTGAAGTACTTCTCCCATATCATTACGTAAAGTACATTCGTCAGCTAATATATCTAACGCAGAAGCAACGATAGCATCCGTGTCCATAGCATCGTATTCTGAGTATAATGTAGGGCGTAATGTTTGGTAGTTGAAGCTGCTTTGATAACCGTATATTGAGGTATGTGAGTTGGTGTAAATCCTATTGAATCTATCTACCAATGCATTTGTTTCGTAATCTCCGGATTGTTGGATTTTGTTAATATCCATTACTCTAAGATCACCTCCTTCATTACGGATAATTACATCCGTTGAAAATAATCTTTTTAATCTTGAAAATAATCTAGTATCTGCCATAATTTAATTTATATAAGCCACGAAATATCTTCTTGGCCATTTGAGTAAGGGTTATTTATTTTAAATGGGTTGTTTGTATTTTTATCAACATGCCCAGATGAATATCCACCTGAATATTGGGTTTGGTTGGTTCCTATTCCGTTAAGCATACTTTTTGTCATTTCCATTCCATTTTGTCTTAACTTAAATGCTGTATCTCTTAAGAAACAAGCCATTGAACATGCCATCACAATATCATCATTGTATCCTGATTGGGCTTCTGCTCGGCCATTTCTCCATATAAATACTTTCATTTCTTCTATAGTTCGAATAGATTGAATAACAATACTTCTATCTCGAACAGCTTCTTGAAACTTTCCAATTGAAATTGGGCGTGTACCAGAAGACATTGTAAATCCAGGGGTCATTTTGCTGTGGTCCATATATGGGTCAAAATAAGTATCCACTGTTAAAGCATTGCCTTTAGGTGAGTAATATAGATTATGGTATCCTCTTTCTTGTATTGTTTGAATTGTTGACCATCCAATACTTGAATTTTCAGGTGCTAGTAAAGCATTGTTATATTCTGTTGCTATACTTGCTAACAAATGGCCAAAATCTCTTGTACCAATTTGCCCTCTATATTCACCAACTTGTGTAAATGTTTCGATATCAAATATATGAAAAGTAGAGTAATCAGACCCGTCTCCTCTAGCAACATCGGCTGTAATTAAATAGTTTCTTGAATAATCTGCTGGTTCCCAAATCCATAAGTTTTGGTCTACACCACGTTTTTCAAGTGGTTCTTTTATATATGTTGTTGAATAAAAATCAATTTCATCTGCTAAAAATACAGTGTCACCTGAGGTAGCGAAATCACAGTCACACTCTTGAGCAGCCATTTTAGGTCCTAAAAGTGAATCTTGTTGGTCTCTCCATGATTGATCTCGTTCAGGATGGACTTGCCATGGTAAACGGATAGGTAAAAAGTTATTATCTCCCATTTCTGCGGCAGACCATGTTTTATGGAACCAGTTACCTGTACCATAAGGTGTAGATAACGCTATACATCCCCCTCCAGTAGCTAAGGTTTGTTGAGCTGATGCCCAAATTTCCCCAATACCATTAATGAAAGCTGCCTCATCTATTAGTAGCAAAGAAACTGCTTCTGAACGACCTGCATCACTTGATGCTGAAGTTGCTTTAATTTGAGATCCGTTGTTTAATCGGAGTGTTAATTTGTTATCTTCTGCGGGTTTGTCTTTTTCTTTAAGCCATACAGGTAAGTTATCGTACATAAACTTAACTTTTGTAACCATGTTTTTAGCGGTTTCCTGTTTAGTTGCGATACAAAGTACATTTTTGTCTTGATGAAATAACATTAACCATAAAGAATATCCTGCTGATAATGTTGATATACCTAGCTGTCTAGATTTTAAAACAATTGAATAGTTGTTTTCTTGAAATAATGTTAATACACGTTCCTGAAATGGGTATAAGTTAAATTGGATTCTTCCGCGTTTCGGATGCTGAATATAACAATATTTTTTCATAAAATATGCCGGAGATGAGGCGCATCTTATATATTCTTCTCGTATTGCCTGTTTCAGGTCTTGACTCATTATTTTTTAATTTTTATATTGTTAATGACTGCAATAGTATCTTGCATACATTCACTATATACTTTGGAAGTGTAATATGGTTTAAATTTTAATAATCCCCATAAATATTTTTTATCCCAATCCTTATATAAAAATGTTGTTATGTTATCTTTAAATTCTTTATCTGTGAATGATATGGAATCTTTTTTAATAAACCCCGAAAATTTGTAACATTTTTCAGCTAAGGTAAAATATGCTTTTTCAGCTATACTATCTTTTTTTAATACTGTTGTAGTTAAAGTAGAATCTTTGAAACGATATCTAGTTTCTACTATATCGGTAATGTTTTTAGTTTTAATATTTAATACTTTAGCTAAAGAATCATATTTTGGATATAACTTTTTAAGTTCACTTAATGTAAGTGCTTGTTGTCTGTTTTTATCTTCTATAAGAGCAATCATATTATTATTGTATCGTTTTCTTTCTTCTTTTTCATGTTGATACAATTTAAATAAACCATACAATGCTATTAAACATATTGTTAATGCTGCTAATAATCCAAGTATTATTTTAGTTCTTATAGTCATAATTTTTAAAAAAAAGTGTCTGCCGATATATTAAAGCAGACACATGATTGTATTAGTATATTAGAACCATTTAAATTGGTTTTAATTTAAAAGTTATTTTTATTAGAATAATTTATCTAATTTAGATTGGATTTCTCCGTTTAATTTATTTAATTTTTTAAGTTCGCCCATCAAATCTTCTCTTTCTGTACCTTCAGCTCCTTTAATTTTACTAGCTAATTCTTTCATTTTATCTTTGGTTTGAGTTTGGGTTTTCAAAAGAGCATCTTTATCGTTAGCTATCCTATCTAATTTAGGAGTTTTAGAAGCTGCTGCGGCTGCTTTATCAGTTTCTGTTGCTTTAGGTTCAGATACTTTAGGTTCAGATATTTTAGGTTCTTTTGCTACTTTGGGTTCTTTTTCTGTTTTTTCACCAGCTACTTTACCTCTTTTTTTATCTGATTTACTTAAATATGGAGTAAAGTTAGGTAATTCTTCTCCAGTTTTAGGATTTTCAAAGTATTCATCCTCTGGGCGGTTTAAGAATTTTCTTATTTCTTGGTTGTTGAATGTTGCTGTATCAACTCCCATATCTTTACTTAATTGATTAGTATCTACTGTACCTTCATCTTCTAATTTAGTTAATAGGAGATTAAGGGCTTTACTTTTAGATGTATTTTCATCTCTAAATTTATTTAAAGTTGATTTAAACCCTTCCATATCGGATATATCATATATTGGGGTTTCATTTAGTTGATCTTCTTTAATTTTTTGACCGCCCGTTGTTTTAATACTTTTAATATTGCTATCTTTTTTTAATCTAGCTATTTCTGCCTTATCTGCAGGGGTATTATATGCCATAACATCTGTTTCACCTTTTGCATTAGTAACAGTAACATTAGATTCTTCATTCAATGCTGCAGCAATTTCTTCACGTACGATTTCAAGTAAACGGGATTTTTTCATTTTAATATAGTTTATTTATAAATATTAAGAAAATACTATTTGTTTAACTTTCTGTATTCTTTCTTCGAGGGTGCCTATTAAAGATGTAAAGTTTTTAATTTTATGAGGGTATTTTCTTAATATATTCTGTATTTCAAGATCAATTTCATCTCTATACTTAGCATCTGTTGTTCTAACACCATTATCCTCTATTTCAACTCCCGCAGGTGATATATAAAATATATAATCATATTCTCCAATCAAATGAGCGGCGGCTTGGTTAATTTCATCCCCAACATAATATGGAATCGACTCAGCTAAACGTGTAAAAGCTATTACATCTATGACTGTACGGTCTGTTATGACTTTCTCCATAAGCAATTCAGACGCACGTTCAGCTAAAAACACAAATTGACCTTTTATTGTTGAATCTGTATTTAATGGGATACCTAAATCACGTAAATATTTTGAACGTTCTGTTGCAAAATAATATTCACTAAATTCTGGTAGTTCTTTTAAAGCATTAACTAATGTAGTTTTACCTACAGACATTGTTCCACAAAAACCTATTTTCATATTTTATTTTTTGCTGTAATTAAAATTACCACTTTTAATATATTATATTATTTTGAGGTAACCAAATTATTTTATTTTTTAATTTTATTATTGTATATCATTTACATAATTAATAAATTCAAGAATAGATTGTTTATGTTTTGAAGAATTTTTAGCTGTCTCTTTTAACATAATATGTAAATCATGTTCACCTTCTTCTAACGTGTTAGTAAATGGTCTTAATATTGATTCAGCTAGTTCATGTTCTCCATCTTCACCATAATCATGGATATCATTTAAATAAAGATTAATATATTCAGTTAATTTATCCTTGGAGAGTTTCATATATGTAATTTTTAATTCTTTTAAATACTTCTTGAAGTTTACTTAATTGACTATTTAACCATTTTAAACGTTGACCGAATCTTTTACCAGCCATTGGAGTTTCTATATTTGACTCAGGAATATATTTAAGTAATGGTTTGATATATTCATTCCCTGCTAAAAATATAAATTTATTTTTTTCAGGGTTTAATCCTCTAGATTTCATTTCTTTATAAACTTCTTCACCCCATTTTTCTTTTTCTTCTTTATTAAAATCTTTTAAAGTTAAATCATATGGTTTTAATTCTTGATTTAAATTAACTAAATGATGTTTAGCTGATAAAATATACATTTTATCTGGTTTAAGAGTTTTACCATATTCTAATGTTTTTTGGAACATTGGAGATGCAGAATATAATTCTTGAGCTGGGGCTGGGTATGGGGTTTTAGATTTAGTGCAGCTTAAAAGGACTATTTTGGCCATTTATATTTTGGTAATAAATATTAATAAGTCTGTATTTCTTTAATGACATTTTTCTTAAATAGTAGATTTATATGAATCTTAAAACAATTCATAAAATCTTGAGAATACTCAGGATGTTTTTCTATTAAAATTGGTAAAAAATAATCAAATATTGTTGGGTTATGTTTTGTGGAAGATATATGAGTGTATTTTTTCATTTGTCTTTTTAAATAATTATAATTTTTATTATTTGAATTATTTTGTTTCAATTTATAAAAATAATTAAATAAATAAATAAAATACGGTTTTGAAGATTCAAACTCCATATTAGCCATAATTTCCTTAGCTAAATTAAGGTTAGATTCATCTTCACTAGTTATCATATTAATAATATTTTCAAAAATATCTTCATCTATAGATAATCCTTCATTTACAACATCATTTATATTATGATCAAATATAACTTTAAGATTATACTGTTCTATTATATTAAATATATTTAAGAAAAAATTTACATTATCTACTGCTTTTTTATTACCCCAACTGTTATTTATTGGAAGGCATTCTATTAAAGGATATTCTTTTATTAAAGAAAAATTAATATCAATATTGATATAATCTTGGTATTTTTCAGGTGAAATAAAATAGTGTGTTATTTTTTCTTTACCTATTTCATCAATTCTACTCCAATCATTAATGTTGTTAATATATTTTTGAAATAATGGGTTTTCTAAAATAACTTCTGAAGGGACTATGTAATAGGGGGAAAATTGTTTAGGTGAAGTATAAGAAGAAGATATAAAATCATGATTGATAATTAATGCATCTATTTTATCTAACTTTCTAGCTGTTTTTATGTTAAGTTTATTTTCTTCTATATAATTTTTTAATTTATATGAAGGAAATTCTGAAAGGGGGGTTAAGTAAGTGGTTGTATTGTCTTCTAATTTATTATCTTTGTTGAGTTCATATAGGTTTTGATATTGGGTTATTTTATCTTTTAAAATATATCCTTTTATCGGAGTCCAACTTTTATATAATTCTTTTCTATTCCAATTTAAAAATGCTCCTACCATAATTATTTACTTAAAAATTTAATTAATACTTTGTCTAACATTAATAATTTAAACGCTGATGAGTTGCCATTATATATTGATTTTACAATATTATATTTTAAGTCTACAGCGAATAACTCTTCATTCATTAAAAATGATAATCTATTAATAATTGGTTTTTCTATTTTATTTTCTTTACTATAATATAAACTGTAATTAATTAGTCGAGTTGAGATGATTGATGCCAAATCTGCTCTATAATCTTTATCTTTTCCTATAATTCCTTTTAAAGTATTAAGAACATATTCTTCACTTTCATGAGTCAATATAGTTTCAGGTGAAATAATTTTATCTAATTTATTATTGATAAACATTGTAAATAATGTAGTAAATTCAGACCCAACTGATCCTTCTCCAATCATTTGAATTAAATATAAACTATCATCAAATGAAGAAATCGATGAAATTGAATTGAAAAATGTTGTAATACTTCTTGAATTAGTATCTATTGAAACTAATTCTGGGTGTTTTAAGAGGAAATTAATACATCTATTATCTATTTGGTTGTTTTCAGCCCATTCACTCCAACATTTAATATCAAATTTTAAATTAACTGAAATGAATCGTGTTTTTTGGGCGTTATCTATACTATTAACTAAATATTCTCCATTATCAGGGTTAGCAGTTAATATGATATGCCAATCTTTAGGTAAAGACCAACTTATATATTGTTGTCTATCTATTAGTTCCATAACAGCTTGTATAAACCTAATATCTGCTCTATTCCAATCATCTAATAATAAAATTCCACCATTTGTTTTCCCACTAATCCATTCAGGTGGACAATAACTCATTCTATTTTGGCCGGTGAATTTATATCCTAGTTTAGTATATTCTTCAACAGCATGCTCATCAATCCAAAGATAATCATTATCTGTTTTACATACTTCAAATTGCCTAATTGGAAATCCTACTAAATCTCCTAATTCTTCAATCTGGGCTAAATTTAATTTTACAAAATTTAAATTCAACTCATTAGCTAATTGAATAATTGTTGATGTTTTTCCAATCCCAGAATCACCTATAACTTCAGTTGCTACAGGTAATTTACCATTTTCTTGTAAATAACGATTATTTACAACAATATGAGTTAGAAATTCTTTTGCCTCACTAATGTTTAGTGAAATTTGTTTACTTTTTGACATAACTTTTATTTTTTTAAATTTAATTAAATATACGAATTTAATTTTAAAGGGCCAAACTAATGTTAGTCTTGGATTTTAATTATATTACCCCATCCATTTTCTTTAACTGTCTCTATAGTTTCTCCATTAGAACATATTACAGTTAACATAGGTTTGAATGTATTAGATGTTTTTTCTCCTATAAATCCATCAGTTAATATAATTAAACTACTGTATTGTTTATGTTTATTTATATAATCAATGAATGGATTCATATTTGTGCCTCCTCTACCTTGAACAAAATCTGGTATTTTGCCTTTATATTCATAAACATTTTGAATATCAGCATCCCCCTCAGCTACAGTTATAACAATACCTGTTTTGTACATATGGTATATTTCGTTAAAAAATTCTATTAAATCTTTTTCTCTTACCGATCCGGATGTGTCTACACCTACTAACACATGTTTTTTAGGTTTGATTTTTAATGCTGGGTTTTCTTTGTAACGTTTATTTAATTTACGTCGTGTTTTTTTAGTGTATATTTTAGATGAAGATCCAAAAAATCTCCTAAAATAAGATTTCCAATCATATGAAGGAGGTGTTATTTCAAATATACTATCAATATAATCTTTTAATTCACTAGGAATAAATCCTCTACTTCTATCTTGTTGACTTTCAATAATGTTTTTTATTTGATGTTGAATTTGAGAAGAAATTAATTTTTTATCGGCTTCAGATAAATCATCAAATTCAGCCCAAGTTGAATGTAAATTACTTGCTTTAGAACCATGAGTACCTCCAGAACTTGGATCACTATCTAACATAGCATTTAAAGCAGGACTAGTTCCATCTTTTTTAGCTTGTTCTAACAGTTCATAATATACTTTAGTACCAGCTTTTTCTGGTAGTTTCAATTCAGGGAATATAGATAGTAAGAGAATATCATCTGATGGATAATATTCTGGAGTTAAATATTGGTTAATTTCTAAATCAGCGGCTATATTATGTAGTTCATGATTAGGAAACCATTCTCTATCTTCTAAATGTTTGAAACAAATATGAAGTAATTCATGTTTAAGAAGACCTATTTTCTTTTTATCAGTGTCTAAACTCTCCCAAAATTCCTCATTAATTGCTAATTGATAATTAATATTATTTTTACAAACACCAGCAGTTGGTAAATCTTTTCTAACTACTTTATTTAAGGTTGAGAGAAAAATACCATAGAATGGTTCACTTAACATTAATTGTTTACCTATACGGCTAACATCATTTAAAATATTTGACATAACTTTTATTTTTTCTTAAATATATAAATGGTCTCTTGATAGGCCAAATTTATTAGAGTAAATTTTCTACTACATAAATTGCTTGAGCACCCGATACTGTAATACCTCTTGCACTTAAAGCATCACCCACAAAATGTACGTTAGGGTAATCAATCAAACTAAGGTTTTCATAATCTACTTTAACTTCAGGTGACAAATATTTTACCTCTGGTATATAGATTCCCCAATCATCTCCTAATGTTGGGAATACTTTTTTCATATCTTCAATAAAATCCTCTACATATTGAAAATAACCACCCATTATTTCTCTTACACCATCTAAAAATTCAATTTGGTATGATGTTACATTATTTCCTTCAGATGTTTGAGAAGGAACACGTGATGGACTGTAATATAAACCTGTTCCTCCAAATTGTAATTTAGATACTACATCACGTGACCACTTAAATGGATCTTCAATACCGTTAATTTCCATTAGGATACCAAAGTTAGTCATATTGTTTCTATATGTTTCGTCTTTTTTAGCGTGTCCGTTATATGAATGATCTCCATATGTTTCCTCTACAGCAACATAAGCTGCATTATTGTTTGTACAAAATGAACGTAATGAAACACCTTCATCATCAAATTTTCTATACAACTTAAAGTCATATGAAATATCAATTAGTTTTTGAAAGTGTTCTTGTGGTGCTTCAAATCGAACACCAATTTGTACTGATTTAGGTTCATCTGGGAGTTTATATTGGTTGGCTAATTGTTGAGCAAAGTCAATGCCTGATTTACCTACTGCAAATATAAGTTTATCATATGAAACTTCAAAATCCGGAAATCCTTGTTTAGTAATAACATCTTGGTCTAATTCTTTAACAAGTACTAAATTTGAATCAAATACTATAGATGTTACTTTAGCTTCCCAATGAAATTGTACACCTTTTTCAACTAAATAATCGTACCAATTTTTAGCAATTTCAGATAGATAATCTGTTCCTACGTGCCATACAGGAAATAATCGTAAACCAAAGTATGGTTTAATAAATTCAGGTTCAGATTCAGGATTTGAACATTGTACTTCCTCTGGTTTAGGGTGGAAACGTTTAAAATTAGTAATTACTTGATCCATCAATTCCATTGCTTTATCCTCACCACAGTATTTAGATAATTGGCCCCCAATTGCTGTGTGGTATGTTAATTTACCATCAGACCAACCTCCAGCACCTAAAAAGCCTGTCATTACCTCTTCAGGTTTGCGATTATATGGATCTTTACCCATATCAATTACAGTGATAAGGTTTCCAGGATATCCATTATCCACTAATTTTGTTGCAGCATTTACGCCTGCTACTCCGGCTCCTACTATTATAATTTTTTTGTCCATAATAAATTTTAAATTGATTTTAAATATAATTAAGAAAGGCCCAATCGTAAGATTGGACCATAGATCCATTTTTTTAATATTAAGTCGAACGGTTATGAATCGTTATATACGATATTTATTATTGATAAGTTTCAAACATATCATCAGCTAAATCCCAATCTTTTCCAGATTCGGTAATTACATTAATATAATTTACAAAATCATTAGTTAAATCATCAATATCCATTGCTTTGTAACTTAATTTTTTGCTAGGATTGTAACTAGGATCCATATACCCAGCATCAAAATCCTCATATAAGTTCTCAACAAATCCTTTTATTAAAGCAATAATATAATTATTATCTAAAGGTTTATCATCTCTTAAAGGTAATAATGATTTAAAATAAGGAATAGCTTTAATAAGATCACTTTCAAGTTGTTCTATATCTAAATACCCTCTATTAATATCATCTGTCCATTTAGATGGTAATTCTTCATCATCATCTGGGGTAATATAGTTATTTTTAATTGATAAATCATCATATTCTTTCAATTCAGATTCAGTAATTAATCCAGCTAATTTTTGCATACGACGAAATTCTTCATTTAATGGTTGTTTTTTCATAATTTCATTAGTTATATATTATACATATTGGGTGACCCATTTTGGTTTATTGTTTAATTTTTTCCAATCTAATTTTTTTACTTTTACCTTGTCATTAATATAAAAATTCTTATACGCTTCCACAGTATCTTCTAATTTATATTGATCGGGCATACACTGAGGAGGGTTAACAAATCCGGTATCAGGGATACTAGGTTCGTTATTTTGTAACCATTCAAGTACGTCTTTTGTCTTATGTTTTTTACCATATCTTTTTTCAAATTCATCACATATTTCTAAACCATGAGATATAAGCCATCTATAATGTTGTATTGATTCTCTTACCCATTTTGATGATGGGTGGTTGGTGTGTGATTGTTTATAAGGAGCAGTTGAGCCGCTTACCCAATGAGCAGTACTACACATTTGTGCACTTTCAATCTGCATTTTTCTAATATGATCATCTGCTAATTCACGCGCAGCAATGATCGGATTTTCATTAATATAAAATATATTCATAACTCTTATTTTATTTAAATATACAAAAAAAAGTAGCCCAATCCAAAGATCGGGCTACAACTCCAAAAATATTTTTTAAGTGACTAGGTTATAGATCTAGTCTAAATGTTACACAGCTGCTATTTTTTTAGCTAAATCTACTACTTCAGAAGATTTAAAAGCAGATAAACCACTTTCTAAACCTTGCATTACTGTTGAATGAGCTTCAGTAGCACCCATTCCGCTAGATATAGCAGCAGCTGCTAACACGGCAGCATATAAACCATGAGCGGCTTTATGTAGTTCAGATTTTTTATCATGAACATCTTGATTACTATATTTTGATGGAAATGCTTTTTTTAACATAGCACCAATGGCATCCATGTAAGTATGTTCTAGGGAATGTCCCCATTTTTTAAGAGCATTACCTACAACTGTTCCTTGTTTTTTATCTTTTTGGAATACAGATGATACTACATTTACTCCTTTACCTAAAGCACTAATTAATCCAGGTGCTCCAGCAATTAAGCCTAATGTTAAAGCGGCTCCTTCTTGGAGTTCTTTATCTTTTGGGGAAGTTTGGATTGATGATACACTAGATTTAAGGGTTGCTAATGCTTGTTTTAAACCAATTTCGGCACCTTTATCAGCTTGTGGGTCTGTTGATGCTGCTGGTTTATTATTATTCGGGGTAGTTTCTTCTAAAATAATACCTGCCAATTTTTGCATTCTTTTAAATTCTTCAGTCATTTTATTTTTTGTTATAAATATGGTTTAAATGTTGATCTGTTATGGGGATTATGCTTTAGTTACGCTAGTAATTTTATATGGGATATTACCTGTCATGTCTTCTACTCTATCCTTCCAAAACCCAACAGGGAATTTTGGGTTAAGTTTTTGCAGTTGGGATGGTTCAAGTGTAATTACTGTACTGTCTGGATGGGATGGGCCTCCATCCATTTCAGAAGCAATATAATCAACTAGATATCTTCCAGGTTCAGTCACAGCTAAAGTTTCGTTCAAAATTTTAATGATTTCTTCTTTGATAAGTTGTTTAAGTTGAGATGTTTTCACGATTTATGTATTTTTAATTTTAATGTTCCTGTTCCTTTTATTACACGATGCCACTCATGTCTTGGTATAAATATACGTTCTTTTAGTGAGGTAGGCAAATGGTTATCTAATTGAAGTTTCCAATCTGTATCTTCTAAAATTTCGATAGTTCTATCTTCATTATCACGGTGCCATAACAGTTCAATTGGATCTATATTTTCGTTAAATTCACGAATAATATATTTGTCTGTAACTTCTATGTCTGTGTATGGGGTCATTTTTCTTTAGGTAAAAACCAATTTGAACACCATTTTGAAGGATCTTTAATTTGATTTCCTTCATTATCTACTAATTCAGCTGTTCCCATATGTTCTTGATAATATGAATTACCACACATATGTTTCCCCTCAACTTTACTTTCCCATTCTATATAGTAAAATTTACAAACATGACAACCAAACCCTACTGGTGAATACATGTAAGCAGGTGATTTTGGTGATTTTTCCTCTTTAAGTAAGTCTATTAATTTAATCATTTGTTAAAAGTCTAACATTTTAAAATTTCCTTTATCATCAATTCCAATATTTTCTTGATGAAAATCTAATTCATCATATCCTTCCTTCTCTAATATTTTATCAACATCTTTATATAATTTTTTTAATTTAAGAGTCATTTCAAGTAATTCAGGATGTTGTTTTATAACAACATCTAAAGGATTATCAGGATCAAATTTTTTAGGGTTATAAAATGGGATTGATTTGAAGGGATTTAATAATGATGTAAGTGATTTTAATTTATTATAATATTCTATAATAGGTTTAATATTTAATTTTTCAATAACTAAATACTTACCAGTTACTTTATATACTTTAGGAAAATATTTTGGATGATTTCTAAACATATCAGCATGATATTGGATATCTTCAGGGTTGTTATAATTGGATATTTTAATAACTTTAGAAGGGTCGATTTTAGAGGGATAAGCAGTAAATACTCCTCCACTTCCTAATTCAGGTTTAGATAAGATATTTAATTCATTTAATATTTCAAGTAATTTAATCATTTTGTTTTTCCCCATTTTTTACCTTTACCAGGTGTTTTACATTGTGAAGGTGTAGGACGACATGAAGGATATTTTGAACGTTTTTCTCCTTCTTTTCTACCACATGCTTTATAACCTCCATCTCCATCAGGTGCATTACAATCTACCCATCCACCTTCTTTTCCTTTAGGTCCTTTACGTTTGAACCAAGTACGAAGTGTTTCTTTAACTTTTTCTAAAAGTAATTCTTCTTTAACACCTTTCCAAATGTCTCCTTTTCTACATCTAACTACAGCACCTGATTTGTAAGCGGAAGGTTTATCGAATTTGCGGTCAGCAATGCGTAAACATCTGTCGCGTTTTTTTTCTTCTTCAGCAATAACCTCGTTAATAAGTTTCTGTAGTCTATCCATCACCAAAATCCTGAAAATGAAGATTTTAAACCTAATAATTTAGCATAACGTGGTAATCTACATGACCAATATGATGCTTTTGTTCTATCTTTTTTGTTTTTACAATCGTGACGTGCTGCAAATGCTCTACGTGCCTCTGGATTGTTTATTTTAGCTGATAAGCCGGATGTGTCTCCAAAAGATACTTTTTTTACTTTACCTTTATCTCTTACGTAAACATAGAATTTTTTAGATCCACCACGTTTTGGTTTCCCAATTGGTGGGTTCTTTTTACCTTCTGCTTCTTCAAGTTCTTCTTCCTCTAACATAGGTAAGTCTAAAGGTACTTTTTTACCTTCATACATTCCATATTCACCTAAATTAGTTTCAAGTAAAATTTCTTTATCATCATCGTTTACATGAATAATTTCACGTAAATATAGGTAACGAGCTTCCGACCATAAATCGAGAAACGATTTAGAGCCATAACGGAACGTGTTTTCGGTGAGTGGGAGTTTTTTATCCACGTGATATCGCAGATTTTCCGATAATATATCTTTTTTAACTAAACTTTCGTTTAATACTACTCCAGGATTACCTACATTGTCACAATCGTGACATCCACAATTGCAAGAATCTTTTTTAGGTGGAGTAGATAATACTTCTTTAATTAAATTTCTTAGACGTTCCATAAATATAAATATTATTCAGCTGCTCTTCTAAAAGAAGAAGTAGATTTAGCTTGAGAAAATTTAAGTGGAATATTTTTAGATTTAATCCAATCCAGAACAAAATTATAATCATTCAATATTTCATCATAATATTTAGTACCTTCATGATAATCTTTAAGATATTCTTTAAAACTATCTGGGCTGATAATGGTGATTTCTTCAATATAAGGGGTTAAATCAATCTCACCATATTTTTTAGAATTAATCCTTTCTTCAGCTTCATAATTTGGAGCGTTTTTAGAATATAAATCTTCTCCACTTTCTATATCTGCGTATGGTTCAAATTTATATTTATTAGACATTTTATCTCCATCAAGTTTAATTCTAACATGATGTTTTTCTTCTGATAATGTTCCTAAGTTAGGGTTTCGGGTAAATGAGTAATATTTATTTGCTGCAAAACTAGAAAAAGAAGGATCTAATATAATTTTCCCTTTATTTTTAATCATTGAAGCAATAGTATCAGTATCAGTAAAATGATATATATCTCCTACTTGTTTACCTTCAGTAATTTCTTTTAATATATCTATTAACTTAATCATATATTAATAAATATTAGGAAAAATATGAATATTCCGGGAGGGTGGTTTCTAATTCGATAAATTTAGGGATAGATGAATGGGGGCTATTGAGTAATATATTTCTATATTCGTCCCATATTTTATTTAAACCTTGATTAAATGATAATGCTCGTTTAGTTTTATGATTTTCATTATCAATGTTGTAAAAATGTTTTATAGTCTCATTATTACATTTTGTTTTGATAATTAAATCAGTATTAAAGTTAGATAATTCTAATCCTTTTCTTAATAATCTAAAACATAATGTACCTTCAATAATTATTTGATTTCCTCTTCTTTGGTGCCAAGTAACATCGCTTATAAAAGCATCTAATGGATCTTTTAATTCTAAATATTCATCTGAAATGAATAATGGGCGATCAAGTTCTTGGGCTATTTTTCTAGCTATAGGGAGTTTACCAGTTTTAGTATATCCTAAAACAACTATTGTATTAAATTGGTAACAATATTGAATTAATTCAGGGGTAACTAAATCTGTTGGACTCATAAAGTAAAGTAAATATTATTCTTTAAACCTTTAGTTCTATCCCATAATAATGCTTCAGCAGAACGTTTTGCTCCTATGTATCCTTTTTTATGATGCCATGAATCTGATCCTGATAGGGAATTAAAGTATCTAATGATAACTCCTTGATATTCTTCAGTTGATTTGAATTTAATTTCTTTTTTATGATGTAAATGTCCTAAATGGAATTCTCTATATGTTGATAAGGCCCACTCTGTTGGTTTTTCATTAGCCATAATTAAGGGTAAATCAGTTACTTTCTCTTCATTACCATGCGTATAACCAATTAATACTTCGCCGTATTTGTAATATTTTCTAGGATTCGCGGAGTTATCTACAGTTACATTCTCATTGTTGTAAAACCAACTTTCTAATGAATCACCTAAGTAAAAATTTCTTTCAAAATCATGGTTACCAGGAACCATAATAACATCTACTGGGGCAATTTGTTGGAGTTTATTTATAGCATCAACTAATAATTGTCTACCTAATCTAAATGTTTTTTGCCATCTAGCATCTTCTTCTTGGGGGGTGCCTTTGGTTGTACTATTAAATGGGTGAGATCTATCTGAGTTAAAGAAATCGTTTCCTATAGGGAAAACAATACGTTCAATATTTTTATTGGATGTTTCATCAATAAATTCTCCAACACATTGATTAAATATAGTACTAGCTATTTCTAAATTATAATCATGATTGGTTTCTTCAGACCATGCTATTTTACCTAAATGTAAATCAAAAATATTAAGTTCTAATAATAATGGTTCTTTATCTACTTTAGTTTTATAATTTATTTTTTCAACTTTAGGAGATAATTTTTTAATATCTTCAATGAATTCTTCTCGAATATTGTTTAAAGTTTCAGATTGTTTATTTTTTAACCAAACTTTTACTTGAAATAAAGGTGTTGTAATTATTTTATTATCAGGACCTTTTGCTCCTACTTCCCATGTATTAAGAACTTGTTTTTCAATTTCCCAACTTTCTAAAGATATATCATATATTTTTAAAAGATCATCAACTGTAACTACACGGTTAGTGATTTCGGATGATATAACTTTTGTATTTTCTTCCATAAATTTATTTTAAGGTTTTCTTAAATATAAGATTGGTTTTTTATATAACCAAATATTTTATATTACTCAGCTGCTCTAATATCCAGGTCTGGGGAAATTAAAGTATATACATTTTTTATAGTTCTAGTTTTTTTAAGTTGTCCTCCAGAAACATATGGTTTACCAAAATCTACTTCAACCCATTCAACCATTCCTCTACTATCAGGTTCACCAGATCTAGTTCCTGAAGATGCTGCGGCTACAACATTTCCAGTTCCATAATCATCATGAGTGAAGCTGGTACCAGGTCTGTATGAGGTTTTTAGTTTATATGGGAGAGTATCAGGGTTAATTAATGTTTTTTCTTGGGTTGGTTCATCTAATGGTATCACATATTCAAAATCAGCTAAAGTAAGTATTTTGATAGGTTTAATAGGTTTTTTAGTATTTTTTAAGTGTTCAATAGATTTTTCTTCAATATCAGAGTCATCCCCTGTTCCTCCCATTAATGTAATAAGACTATCATCTCCTATTAAGGCGTAATAGTATTTGTTTGTGTGGGATTTAATTATATCATTTTTAGTAGATTCTGTTGTAAAAAGTAAATCATATTTTTCTCCTTGAGATGATAATACAGGTTTTAATATTTTATATACTACAACTTCTTTAAATGATGCAGGAATAGTTTTTATATGTTCTAGATATCCTAAACGTTTTAATAATTCACCTTCTATTTGGTTGATTAATGTTTCTTTAGTTTCTTGAACATTTCTATCTCCAACCATCTGTTGAGTTAAATTAGGTATATCTAATATATTTTTCCTCTCAAATTTACGATCAACATAATGTTTAGTTAATTTAAGTTCATCTAAATCAACTACTTCACTTAATAATTTATGAAGCAATGTGACATCCTTAGGGTCCTTCATATCAGGGTATCCTTTAGGAAACTTATAAGCTATGCTATTTAAAAATTGTTCTAAAATATCCATTATAATTTCATATCAGCTATTTTTTTAACAGAAACGGCTAGACTGTTTTTTTGCATTGCCGGACTCATCCCTCCCCAAACAGCATCTAAAACTTGTTTTAATTCAGCAGGGTTGTTTATTTGAGATAAAGCATTTTTTCCTGGTCCTTGAAGGTAACCGATTAATTTTGCAACTTCAGCAGGGTTTTTTTTAGTAGGAGTGCCTTCAAGTTCAAGAATATTTTTAATTTCTTCTTTAATTAATTGTTTTAAATCTTTGTTTTTCATGGTATAGAGTTGTTTATTTTGGTGTTTCTTCTGTTGGTGGTGTTTCAGCAGGTGTTTCTGCAGGTGCTTCTTCTGTTGGTGGTTCAAATCCTGGTTCTGTTCCTGTGGCTTCTTCTTTAGTTCCGTATCTTAAAATTTGAGCTATTGATTCAGCTGCACGTTCTTCTTCTGGGAGATTTCTTAGGTAATATTTTTTACCTTCTATTTGGGCTATCCAACTACGTTTACCGTAAATTAAATAAAAGTTTTGCCCATTTTTTAAATTAATTCTAAATGTAGTAGGACGTGGAGCAACCCAATCAATAGATTCCAAGAAATTATCGTATCCCTTAGTAAGCAAATCAATTATAACTGATTTTAATTCTGGGAATTTAGTCAATTCATCGTATTGGGCTGCTTCTTCTTGTGTAACAGTATATGTTGAGTATACTTGTTTAACTAAACCTCTAATTCTATTTTTAAGTTGATCACGAGTCATTATTTTTTAGATTTAAGTTTAGCTAAAACTGCTTCTTTAATTTTCGCCTTCATAGCCTGTGAGGTAGCAATTTTACCTGCTTTTTCATCAGACATACCTTTATCTTTTAATGTATCGTATATTTCACCACGTTTTTTGATTTGTTTTTTAGACATTTCTTCAATGGCTCCTTCTTCACTTGCTATATTTACCATAGCATCAATTTGAGGTTCTTTTAACTCAAATTCAAGGTAATTTTTTGCACTACCTAACATAGTACATGCCTTTGTAATTTTAGATTGCCACCAAGCTGGGAAATCAACTTCTTGATCTGATTTGTCAAATGGTTTTAGCATTTTATACAATGCAAGGGCATTTTGAGCAATTTTATAAAGTTCACCTTTGATCATATGAGGTTCATCATCTTGATGACCTAAATCAAGATCTTCCATCTGCATTTTCTTTTTATCTTGAGCAGCTTTTTTCATTGACTCTTCTTTATCTCCATCTTTATCAATATCTAGAAAATCAGGTTTAGCTTTCTTTTCAGATAATGGCTTAGATAAAGCCGCTTGAATCATTTCTTTTAATTTTTGATCTTTGTCCATAGTATCTTCAGTTGATGCTTCTTCAGCAGGTGTTTCTTCAGGTTGTTCTGCTTTTTTCTTTACTTGATTAACAGCAATTCCATAAGCATACATTTCTCCATCAGCCCCTCTAGTATCGTATAATTGATCTAAACGAGTATTAATAATAGCTTTAAATTTATCTATTATTTCTTTAGCTTGTTCTGAAGTAGGGCGGAATGATTCATTTAAAGAGTTAAAAGATCCAACGGAATCTTTTATTGGGTTTCCGTTGGGTTTTTTAGATTGGTTATTTTTAACTCTTTTTTCAGGCATTTTTTATTCTGCTTTATCTTCTGCAGTTGAAGTTTTCTTAAATTCAGCGGCTAATTTTTTAATTGTATTAGCAGCACTTCTTGCTCTACCACGAGCAGCTTTAGAAGTTTTAGCATGTTCTGTTTCTAAAATAGCTACAGCTTCTTTAATTGCGTTTAAAATTTCAGTTGTGTTCATAGATTTTATTTTATATAGATTTAATTATTTACTCATTACCTCCACCAATATATTCGCTAACGAAAAATTTTAGTGTATTTCCTACTTGTGTTTCAAGTTTTTCATTGTTCATTCCTTTAGCGATTTTAAATGCACTCATTAAATGGTCCATTAATTCGCCTTCTGTTCCTTCCATATTAGCTGCTACATCTTCTAAACCACCACCAGTTGTAGGTGCTTCTTCTGCAGGTGCTTCTTCAGTTGTATCAGTTGTTTCAGTATCAGTTGTTTCAACATCTTCTACTTCTTCATCTTTTTTCTTTTTTGCTTCGTCTAGATCTTCATCTTCATATAATGGATCATAAGCACTTGCTTCTTCAGCGTCTGTTTGACCAGGGTTATTAATATCTAGTTCTAATTCAGCTAAGATCATTTCACGAATTTTTCCACGAAGACCTCCTTCATTTAAATTTTCTTTTTTTAATATTGGGTTTAAATTCTCAATAGCTTTACTTTCTTTCAAGAATTTTTTTAAATCAAAATTATCCATTTTTATTTGTTATTTGGGTATAAATATTCGGAAAGTAATGTTCCTATCACTCCTACTTTTTGTCTTATAAAAATCCATTCAGGAGTTACAATATTATGTTCATCAATAAATGAAATCCCCATTACACCTATTAAATGATTATTTAAATCATATAATCCAACCATACATAGAGATTTTGTTTTAAATTGGGATGTTAATACATCAACCCCAAAAGTATTTTCTTCAATTTCTACATTTAAAATTTCAAGTTCTCCATTTTGATGCACTTGAGATAATGCTCTACCAAATAAAGATACTGGAATGTTTTGGAATGTAGTTTGTAATGGGGGGAGTACTGGGTTATATTTTTCATAGAACATGGAAAATTTTTGGATTGATTTTCCTGTTGGATAGAAATGGCCTCCATTATGGAATTGAGCTATCCAAACTCTATCACAATTTAATTCTTGCATTATGTCATCTAACTGATGGTCAATTAAAGCACTAGCTTCAAGAGCTTCGGTCATTAACATTGGTTTGGTTCTTTTTTCCATTTTGAGTTTAAACCAATTTACTACAATAGGTCCGAGTACCGCAGTTATTAATGCTACTGCAATAGTTGTGATCATAGTTAAATTTTCCATTTCATTTTTTTAGAGAGTTTAAATATTCAATTACTTCACTTAACGATTCTTCTGCTCGTTTTTTATCTATTCCACCAACCCATTTTTGAACATCACCTGCTTCGGTTACAAACCCTTCATTACTTTCAGATAGTTTATCTTGGATAAAACCTTTATATTCTTCTATGTAATGGTCAATTTCTCTATTATATGTTTCTTTACAATAGTCTTCCCATTTACCTTCAACTTTTAACTTAGTTTCAAATACAGTTCGACAATCTAAACAATGGCCATATGATTTAAAATAATATGGATCTAATTGTTTTTCCATTACTTGTTTACAGTCTGGGCAAAATAATGGGATTGCTAGGGATTTAAATTTATCTAATTTAGTAACATTTTCTTTAATTCCATCACGGATAGTCCAAGTTTTACCTTTAGATTCCCAAATATCACCTTCTTTATGTTCTTCTTCTTGTTCTCCAGTATAACCAATTCCTACAGTTGATCTGTCACCGTATTTACCTTTAACTAGGTTACGAAGACGTTCAACGTCTTTCTTTTGGAATTGTTTTTTTAAAACGTTATCTGACATGTTTATTTGTTTGTTATTTGATCGGTCCATTCTCTAAACATCATATTACCTTTTTCATAGGCTTCTCTTTCTAATTCAGGTAAATCACCTCCCTCGTTTGTATTTTGAGTTGTAATATTACCTAATTTACCATTACAATTTTGTTCATGATGAATCATTTCATGCGC